TTGAGAAAAATCCAATAGTTGCAGGTTATCAAGATTCTGTTTTGGAACAAATGGCAATTTATGATATGATGGTAAGAAACCAAAATTGGTTCTTTACAAGTTTTATGAAAATGTTTAAAAAGTGAAAGAAAAATACATTAAGAAGTATATGGATGTGGCTGAGTCTTTTTCTCAGTTATCATCTGCCGTTCGGTTAAAGGTTGGTGCTATTGTGGTCAAGGATGACCGAATCATCTCCATTGGTTATAATGGAATGCCAGCTGGTTGGACGAATGATTGTGAAGATAAACATTATCTCTATGGAAACATTCCAGATGATCCTTGGTTGTTTCAGACAGAAGATGGTAGTTTCTATATTCTGAAAACCAAACCTCAGGTGATTCATGCAGAGGCCAACGCCATCGCTAAGTTGGCCAAGTGTACTGAGTCTGGAGACGGATCCACGATGTTCCTGACCCATGCTCCTTGTATAGACTGTGCTAAACAAATCTATACCGCTGGTATCAAAAAGGTATATTACCGTGATTCCTACAGGGATTCACAGGGGCTTGACTTTTTGGAGGCCTGTGATATAATGGTATCCAAGGTTGAGAAGTAATTTCACCTGGTGAAATGAAGTATGGTCATAAATAGTGTTGTATTGGGTCAATTTACTAAAAGGAAAGGTCCCAAATGCAGCTGAGTATAGTTGGTTGTCCCGATAAAAAACTATTCCGTCCATACGTCAAAAGAGCGGTGATTTTCTATGCCGAGCAACTGATGTCACCTAGGATGTTGGAAAACATCTTTGTCCGTATTAAATTCAATAAAAAATTAGATGCACATGGATATGCTTCCGTGACGGAATTTAGTCCAAGTAATAAACCTAGACAATTTGAAATAGAAATCCATCCAGGAATTGGTGCCAAAGAGATACTAAAAACCTTGGCTCATGAGATGGTACATATTAAACAATACGCCATTGGTGATATGAATGTGAGTTGTACTCGATGGAAAGGTTCAAGAGTTGAAACTCCAGATTATTGGACTGAACCTTGGGAAATCGAAGCCTACGGTACACAACCTGGACTTTGGAATAAATTTGTCAAAGAAGAAAAATTATGGGAAGTGTTCAGTAGAGTTGATGACCCGGATTCTCCAATCGTTTCAGAACCTTTAGGATGGAAATAGAATAGCATAAATAACTCCATAATATCAATTTTTTAGACGAGTTACTATGCCTATTCCATTTAAAGAATTCGACAAAACCAAATACGAAAAGTATGCACAATTTGATGGTAAAATTCTTATCATCGGATATGGTTCAGTCGGACAAGCAATTCTTCCAGTTGTTCTCCGTCACATCGTAGTAGATCCCAAGAATGTTACAGTTATAGAACGTGATGACCACAGGTCACTCTTTCTAAGACGCCATGCAGGTTCTGGTGTAAACTACGTTCGTAAAGAGATTACACCTGGCAATTACAAAAAAGTTATTGGCACTTATGTTGGTGAAGGTGATATGATTATCAATGCTTCATTAAACATTGAAGCACAAGCTTTGTTAGAGTGGTGTATGGAAAACGGAGTGATGGAAATTGACACATCACTTGAACGTTGGGAACATCATCCTGATGAAACTATTACAAAATTAAATGAGAGAACTTTGTTTCATACTCATAATGTAGTTCGTGAAGCAATGGATGAATATCTACATGATGCACCTACTTGTTGTGTAACACACGGTGCAAATCCAGGTTATGTAACACATTTGACTAAACGTGCTTTGTTGAAACTTGCTGCCAAGAATGGTAAAAAAGTTACAACACCTTCTACTAAAGAAGAATGGGCTCAGTTGATGAAGTCACTTGGTGTTAAAGTAGTTCATATTGCTGAACGTGACCAACAAGTTATCGATGAACCAAAAACTAAACAAGAATTTACCAACACATGGTCTTGTGAAGGATTTTGGGCAGAAGGTAGAGCACCAACAGAAATGGGTTGGGGTACACACGAAGATAAACATCCAGAAGGTGGTAAGTCTCAAGGTACTGCTGCTTACTTAACTCAACCAGGTTGTGTAACTATGATGCGTTCATGGGTACCAGATGGTGGTCAATATAATGGTTATTGTATTCAACATTCTGAGTCTGTTACAATGTCTCAATATTTTGAAACTAAAGATAAATCATTTAGACCATCTGTGTATTATGTTTATCAACCTTGTGATGCTGCTATTGCTTCATTACATGAGATGCGTGGCAACGAATTAGATTTACAAAAAGACCAACGTATTCTGAAAGATGAAATTGTTTCAGGTATGGATGAGTTGGGTGTATTGTTAATTGGTGATGACTTCTGTATGTGGCATGGTTCACAATTAGATATTCACGGTGCTCGTAAATTGGTTGAAGGCGAAAATGCTACTTCAATGCAGGTTGCTGGTTCTATGTTAGGTGCCATCGTTTGGATGATTAACAATCCACGTGAAGGTTATGTTGAGCCAGAAATGTTACCATTCGAAGAAATCTTGGCAATCGGTGATATGTATTGGGAACCATTAGTGACTGTGTTTTCAAAATGGACTCCATCACAAGATACCAATTCACTATTCTACCGTGAGTTCGATAAATCTAACCCATGTAAGTATGAAAACTTCCGTGTGTGGACCTAAAAATATACCAAAATAATAGTTGACAAACAAAAAAAGAGCCTATATAATAGAACAATGAAAAATTTACACATAAGCGCATCCTATAATACATCACCAGCCGGAACATGGCAGGTAGGGGTTCGTTTGTAAATTTTAGTAACAAGTTTCACGACAACGAACCCTAGACTAAACATCTAGGGTTTTTTGTTTTTGGGGGTGTAGCTCAGTTGGTAGAGCGGCTGCTTTGCAAGCAGTAGGTCGCAGGTTCGATTCTCTGTCACCTCCACCAAAGTTTTATGGAAGGTTGTCTTGCCGGGGATGCAAGCCTTGTTTTGAACACAAGTGGAGCCAGAAATGGCCAGGGTTTCGATTACGCCATCCTTCCGCCAGTTTTAACCAGAGAGTGTGAGATTTGAACTTTTATATATAATAATATGATAACTTTTTGGAGTATAAGATGTTTTATTTAATCTATAAAATTACTAATAAAGTAAATGGTAAAATTTATATTGGAGCACATAAGACCAATGATAAAAATGATGGTTATATGGGTTCAGGTAAAATAATTAAGAAAGCCATTAACAAATATGGAGTTGATAAATTTACTAAAGATATAATTTATGAAGCAGATTCTTCGGAAGAAATGTATTTGAAAGAAAAAGAATTGGTTGAATTAGGTAAACATTCTTATAATTTAAAAAAAGGTGGCCAAGGTGGTTGGGATTTTAATAATAATAATCCCGATTTACATACACACCAATTACCACATTTAAAAATGATGGCAAAGAATTTACAAGAAAAAAGAAAGAATGATAAAGATTTTGATGAACAATATAAACAATCAATTTCTGAAGGTTTAAAAGAAAAATATAAAACTGATTCTGAATATAGAGAAAGAACAATTAGTAGATTAAAAACTATATGGCCAGGTAAAAAACATAAAAATGAAACTAAACTAAAAATGTCCAACTCACATCAAGGCAAACATGATGGAGAAAAAAATACACAATATGGTACAATGTGGATTACAAATGGTGTTGAAAATAGAAAGATAAAAAAAGAAGAAAATATTCCAGAAGGTTGGAGTAAAGGAAGAAAAATCAAGTTCTCGCTGGTGTAGTGGTAGCACAAGGCACTCCAAACGCCTTAGTTGGGGTTCGATTCCCTAGCGGGATGCCATAATAGTTGTAAAACGACATATTTACTATTATAATAGTAAATATACGACACGGAGATTAGGCTAGTGGAAAGTCGCTCGGTTTGGGGCCGAGAGTTCGAATGTTCGATTCATTCATCTCCGACCATTACCTGGTATAGTTGTTGTATGGAAACAACAATATCAAAAATTGTGCTTGTGTTTTTCTGTGGTTAGTGTATAATGGTTTCTGTTGAGTTACTAGACAAACTAAAATTGTGTTAGTAACAAAGTTTTATAACCTGTTCGACAAGTGGCTTAAGTCATCACCCTTTCACGGTGACATTCACGGGTTCGAATCCCGTACAGGTTACCAAGTTTTGGGGAAGAAGCATCAATGGTGATGCAGTGGACTGTAAATCCGCCGCCTATGGCACGACTGGTTCGATTCCAGTATTCCCCACCAGTTTGTTGTATTGAGTGTAACAATGGGTTGAGGATTCTCGGCCGACAACAACGGAGGTGGCCGTCCCGTTTACACAACGAGCCCCGTATTTTTAAGGAGAGTATTATGAAAAAGAAAAATACTCCCCAACCTCGGAACTATCTTGTCAAATTGGCATTGTTTCGAAAAGCAGGGAGTCATCGCAAAAGTAATAAAGCAGTAAGACGTAGTGAGAAGTCAAAAAGAAGTTGTTATAGTGAAATGTATAGAAGCATCAGTTCGACTGTTACCGCAATGCTACAGTTAGCGGCCTGTGTATACATTTCACTATAACAATTTCGGGCCTTTAGCTCAGTTGGTTAGAGCAATCGACTCATAATCGATTGGCCGTTGGTTCAAGTCCAACAAGGCCCACCATTTTAAAGAAAGGAGTATCAAATGCCGTCAGTATTTCTAGTAAGCGACACACATTTCGGCCACGCTGGTGTTTGCCGCTTCACACATAACGACACAGGAATTAAAATTAGGCCATGGACTGATCCAAATGAAATGGATGAAGCGATGGTTAAATTATGGAATGATACAGTAAGACCAAACGATAAAGTATATCACCTTGGTGATGTTGTAATTAACCGTAAGTCATTACAGATTCTTGATAGACTGAATGGTGATAAAGTTTTAATTCGTGGTAACCATGACATTTTTAAAATGGAAGATTACACAAAATACTTTAGAGACATTCGTGGTTACCATGTAATGAACAACATGATTCTATCTCACATTCCGGTACATGCCGATTCTAAAGGTCGTTTTGGTGCCAACATTCACGGACACTTACATAGCAATCGTGTAAGAAAACCTAAAGGAGTGGATGCCAAGACTGGAGAAATCCTGTATAGTAACGATATTGATCCTTGGTACTACAACGTATCTGTGGAACAAACA